AGAAAATGGCACAATCGATATACATACAAATTACTAAGAGAGGAATGGCAACGGGACCTTTCACTATCTATTGGGACAACTTTAACAATATAGTTGAACAAAATGTTAAAGCGTCTATTTTAGATGCAGGTTATGTGGTATCTGTACCTGATGCCGCACAATACATAGTTTTAGAAAATATGGATCCTTGTGGACAGAATAGTAACTTTAGATACATTGTTCCTATAAGTCCGACTCCGTCTCCATCAGTTACTCCATCTTTCTCAGTTACTCCGAGTGTATCCATCTCAGCCACACCTAGCGTATCTGTTACTCCTTCAGTTACTGTTTCAGTTACGCCTAGTGCGACGCCAAGTATATCTATATCTGCTACGCCTAGTGTATCTGTAACTCCATCGGTATCTGTTACACCATCGATATCTGTTACGCCAGCTTCTTCGGTTACTCCATCGGTTTCTGTAACTCCATCAATAACTATATCGCCTACAAGAACTGCGAGTGTTTCTGTAACTCCATCAGTATCTGTAACGCCTAGTGAATCTGTTACACCTAGCGTGTCTCTAACACCGGGAGTTTCTCCTACTTCTTCTGTATCAGTGACGCCTTCTATTTCTGTAACGCCTTCTGTTTCTATAACTCCTACTAGAACAGCGAGTGTTTCAGTTACTCCGTCGATATCTATAACACCTAGTATATCTATCACGCCTACTAGAACTCCTAGCGCATCAGTTACACCTTCAGTATCAGTAACTCCTAGCGTATCTATTACGCCTACAAGAACTGCAAGTGTTTCAGTTACACCTTCTGTATCAGTAACTCCTAGCGAATCTGTTACTCCTTCAATATCTGTAACTCCGAGCGTGTCTATAACTAGAACGCCTTCTATTACGCCTTCTAGAAGTCCTTTAACAATCACAGCATTATACTATAATAATCAAGAATATAGCGATGGAACTGTATTCTTAGATGGTAATTTGGCGGTTAATCAAAATGGAGGTAATATTGTTAACGAGGTATTCACAACTCCTGGTGATGTTTTATACACTGGAGGAACAATATACCAAGATGATTCTATATTTGCTCAAGCTTCTGGAAATACAACATCGTATCCAAAACCAACATTCGGTACTTCAACAAGAAGACTATTGGTTACAGATAGTGCTGGTAATACAATCAACGATACTACTGTAGATTACAACTCAAGCACAAATAAAACGTTTAGCGTAGTTGGAGGTAGAACTTATTATGTAAGAGGTTATACTAACTTTAGTTGGCCAACATCTGCTATATTATATATTTCTGGAATATTCCAAAACGAATCTGGAGAATATATTTTCGTATATAATTTAAGTGATGCCGTAGATGGAAATTTCACTATAGATTCTCCTTACGGTATAGGCGCTAATATGTATCTTGGTACAGATTGTTCTGGACCAGCTGAAGGATCTATAGGCAATAGTTCGTCTTCAACGGTAACAAAAGGTCAGTACGGAACATTTAATGTTGGTACAGGAACGTACGCTATTTACGGATTTGACGCGTATAGCATATATAACGTTGTATACATAGACGGATCTCCATATTTCCCAGGTAGCACTTTTACTAGAGGCGTTACCACGGTTACCGTTGATATTGACACAAACTGTAATGCTTTTGCTTAGTATCACTTTAAACTAAAATTTTATTAAGTTTTAAAAATTGATTAATATTGGGTTATGTCAAAAATCTTCGTTTCGATAGCGGCCTATAGAGATCCCGAACTTTTACCAACTTTAAGAGATCTAATTAACAACTGTCAAGAGCCTGAAAACTTGCACATTTGTGTGGGCTGGCAACACTCTGAAGAAGATACTTGGGACAATTTAAACGAGTTTATTAGAGATGACAGATTTACTATATTGGATATTAACTACAAAGATTCATTGGGAGTTTGCTGGGTAAGAAATAAAATTCAAAACTACTATAATGGAGAAGACTATTACTTTCAATTAGATTCTCATCATAGGTTCACAAAGAACTGGGACAGAACTTTAAAAGATTACGTTAGTTACTTACAAGTTAAGGGTCACAAAAAACCAATTATATCAGCGTATATACCAGGATACTTCCCAGAAAATGATCCAGCCGGAAGAGTACAAGAAGTGTGGGGATTAAATATCATGAGATTTTTACCTGAAGGCGCGGTATTTTTACAGCCTTTTCATGTTCCAAATTGGCTGCATATAAAAGAACCATTTAAAACTAGATTCTTATCTGGTCATTTTATATTCACTATAGGCAAATTCGTAAAAGAGGTGCCTTACGATCCTAAGTTTTATTTTCATGGAGAAGAGACTAGTCTATCTGCTAGAGCTTATACTCATGGGTATGATCTATTCTCACCACACAGACCAATTGTTTGGCATGAATACACTAGAAATGGAAAGCAAAGACATTGGGATGACCACTCAACTTTCAATCAATTAGATAAATCTTCTTACGCTAGATTCAGAGCCTTATTTGAAATGGACCCAGGAGGATGCCCTCCGTGCAAAAGAAAGAGTTTAGAAGGTTTTGGTTTTGGAACTGAGAGAACTTTAGAGGATTATGAAAAGTATGCAGGTCTTAAGTTTAAAACAAGACAAATACACAGAGAAACTTTAGCAGATCAGTTTCCTCCAATAATTTCCGATTACGAAAGTGGTCTAGTTAGTAAAATAAAATACTGTATAAACGTATATAAAGGATCTCTAAAAGAGGAGGACTACGATTCTGTTGCAGTGGCATTCTTGGACGATAACGGTCAAGATTTATACAGACAAGATATCACTGGAGACGAATTGAGAGGTTTAATTAGTATGAACCCTAATGATCATTTCATTCAAATATGGAGAGAATACGAAAGCGATAAGCGTCCAGTATCATGGAGAGTTTGGCCTCATAGCGCTTCTAAGGGTTGGATGGACAGAATTGAGGAGAAGATTAGCTACGAATAAGCTTTTATCAAATATTTATATAAAACACGCGTGCCTTTAATAAATTTAAAGTCTAGTTTAGCCAAGGGCCCACAAGCTGCAGACGCTAAAAATGACAATAACAAGCTTTACGAAAATCGCACAAGGAGCAGAAATATTCCTTTTGAGAAACAAGCCGGAGCACAAGCTTTTGCAGATACTTACGTACCAGGTCCTCCAGTGGAAGGTGTACCGTATTCTTTGACCCCGCCTGCTTCTCTTACGCCTTCTGTTACACCTACTTTATCTCTAACTCCGAGTGAAACTCCAAGTACTTCTATTAGTGCCACGCCTAGTATTAGCGTTACGCCTTCTATTTCTATTACGGCCACAGTTTCTCCTACCGCTACGCCTAACGCTTCTAGAACTCCAAGCTTTACTCCGAGTATTACGCCAACAATATCAATAACGCCTAGCGTTACCCTTACACCCACTAGAACGCCTTCTACTACACCTAGTGTATCGATTACTCCGAGTATATCCGTTACACCATCGATATCAGTAACTCCTGGTATTTCTGTTACTAACACGCCTACTGTATCGCCTTCTCAAACGCCTAGTATATCTATAACTCCTTCGGTATCTTTATCTCCGTCGGTTTCTAGAACTCCTAGTGCTAGTATTAGTGCAACTGTTTCTATAACTCCATCTGTGTCCGTTTCTAATACGCCTTCCGTATCGATAACGCCTAGTGTTTCTGAAACTCCTTCGGTATCTATTACGCCTACTAGAACACCAAGTCAATCTGTAACTCCAAGCGAATCTGTTACACCAAGTATATCCGTTACGCCTAGTTTATCTAGTACCCCTAGTGTAAGTGTAACTCCAAGTGTATCAATAACGCCTAGTGTATCCATTACGCCTAGCATTAGTGTAACCGCGTCCGTTTCAGTAACACCTTCAGTGTCTGTTACTCCTAGCGTTTCAGTAACTCCTAGTATTTCAGTTTCACCTACTAGAACTCCTAGCGTATCGGTTACACCAAGCATATCAGTAACACCAAGCGTTTCAATTACGCCTACTAGAACTCCAAGTGCATCGGTTACTCCTTCTGTTTCAGTTACTCCGGACTCTTCAACGACTCCTAGTGCTTCTGTAACTCCAAGCATTTCTGTAAGTAGAACGCCAAGCATATCTGTGACTCCAAGTGTTTCTGTTACTCCAAGTGTTTCTGTTACTCCTAGTATTTCCTTAACACCTTCAGTTTCAGTAACACCAAGCGTTTCTATAAGTAGAACTCCGAGCGTATCGTTAACTCCGGCGGTAAGCAACACGCCTGCAGCAAGTAACACACCAGCGGTATCCAGCACACCAGCTGTAAGTTCTACTCCAGCAGTAAGTAGTACTCCATCTCCAAGTAACACTCCTGCGCCTTCCAATTATTTTATTAGCTGGGGCTTCCAACAAGGCGCACAAAGCGGAGAGTTTAGCATATCAGTAAATGGAGTTCAAGTAGTGTATGTAACAAGCACTAGTAGTAATACACTAACAGTACCAATAGGCTCTTACATTACTGCAACCGTTGGAGCAGGCGCTCAAAGTTCTTTAACCGCACAAGCTGATTTAGTAATTTATGATGGAGCAACTAAAATATACGATATTTCCAACCAAGGTTATCCGACTGCTGGAAATAGTCACACTTATACTCCAACTGATAACGGAACTATAGACGCAACAGCTTATGAATTTTAATTATTACTAAAAAGATAAACAAAGAAATATAAAATAAAAGTTTTAAATTCTGTTATGGCAAAGAAACAACCTACAATTTTGGTGCATCTCCCATCTTATAGAGATCCAGAATTAGTACCAACAATCAAAGACGCTTTAGCGCAGGCAAAATATCCAAAAAGAATTCACTTCGGTATTTGTAGACAGTACAACCCTGAGGATCAATTCGATAATGTAGACGAGTTTAGAGGTGATAAACGTTTTCATATTATGGATGTTTTGTATACAGAGGCTCAAGGTCTACCATGGGCAAGAGCTCAGATTAACGAAAAACTTTTAACCAATCAAGACTACATTTTACAATTGGATTCTCATCACAGATTTGCAAAAGACTGGGACGAGACTTTAATTGAAATGCATAGCGGTTTAGAAGCTCAAGGTTACAAACCAATCTTAGGGGCTTATTTACCTTTATACACACCGTTTAACGATCCAGAAGGTCGTACTATGGAGCCATGGCAGCAGACCTTTGCTTGCTTCTATCCTCATGGAACTATCTTTATCAGACCAGGCTTATTACACGGTTGGCAAGATATGACTGAGCCACCAATGAGTAGGTTCTTATCAGGTCACTTCTGTTTTGCTAGATCTGAATGGGCTAAAGAGATAAAACACGATACCGATATTTATTTTAGTGGAGAAGAGTTGAACTTAACAGTTAGATCTTACACTCACGGATACGATTTATTCCATCCACACAAGTTAGTTGTTTGGCATTCTACTATGAGAGAAGAGAGATCTGGTATGTTGAAGTGGGACGATGATTATAAGTTGGGAGTGGATTGGTTCCAAAAACAAGACTACGCAAGAAAGAAGATTAGAGTATTATTAAGAACTGAAGAAGATCCAACTATTGATTTGACTGGATATGATTTGGGTACAGTGAGAACTTTAAGAGATTTTGAAAAGTATGCTGGATTCCACTTCAAAAGAAAAGCTGTTCAGAAGTATACACTAGATAATAACTATCCGCCTAATCCGTACATTGCAGACGACGAATTGTGGGAGCAATCTTTTATGGGATCGTTCTATCATTTGGTAACTATTTATCCTCATGATTTTCCAAGAAAAAATTATAAACACATTTTAGTTGCATTCGACGATGCGACAGGTAAAGCGGTAAATCACAAATATATTACTGGCCAAGAGTTAGAAAATTTTATGCACAAAGGACAGCAGATACACTACGAAGAATTTTTCTTGACAGATGTAAAACCAACTAGAGTCGTATTTTGGGGATTCACAGAAGAAGAAGGTTGGGTTGAAAGAATAGAAAATAAAATATAATATGAGCTGGAGTAATCAGATAAAAATAAGTTACGATGTACAAAAATTCCCTTTTAGAGAAATCATAGAAGAGGTGTTGGGCACTAAATTTATAGAGAAGATACACTTAGAACAAGAATATGATGTGTTTGTAAAGGGCACGGACCAATCTACAAAGTGGCACAAAATGTACTATAGTAATTTAGATAAGTTTTTACCTCATTACGAAAAGTTTATATACGAAGTGATAAGACCTCAGTTTCAAGAAGAATTAGTATATCAAAAAATACCTACATTCAGAACTCAATTGGTTCGTAATTTGGGTGTGTTTGCTTTCCACAAAGATAGAGATTATCAACACAATCAAGCAGAAGTTAATTTTTTCTTACCAATTACCGACGCTTACGAAACCAATACAATTTGGGTAGAATCAGAAGAGGATAAAGCTGATTATGCGCCTATGAATGCTTTGTACGGAGAAACAGTGCTATGGAATGGCTGCCATTTATCTCATGGAAACAAACTAAACACTACGTCAAATACAAGAATTAGTGTGGACTTTAGAGTAATTCCTATTTCAAAATATCAAGAAGATCCTGAAGCTGGTTCTATATACACTAAGATGAAATTTGCAATAGGAGATTATTATAACGTTACAGCCTAATATGTTTGTATTTAATTTATTTGGTCCTGCTTTAAAATACAGATTAGACGTCTTTGATCGTTGTAATCCAGATATTAGCGATTATGTAATTATAATGACCGATAGAAAGTCTTATCCATTTTATAAAGAGTACCACGATAAGTACGAATTTTTTTTCATAGATGATGTAGTTAGAGACGAAATTAGTTTAAAATATGAATTGATTCCTAGTAATTTTATAGACGAACAGGATCACATAAAAAATTTAAAATCTTTTTACGAAGAGAACAAAACAAATTATCCCTACGATATAAATAGATTTTGTTTTCACATCATGATAGAAAAAGGAATTACTAATTTCTGTATTATAGACAGTGACACGTCCGTAGTGAACGATATAAACAGAGTAAAGCAATTTTTTAATTCAGTTCCAAAGGGAAGTATGTATGCTCCATTTTATATGTACGAACATACAGAGATATCTCAAAAAAATAAATTTTGGAGCGAAGTAAAAGACATATATGAAATAGAATTGGATCTAAAGATTCCAACCGTAGAAGTAGCAGACAATCTAACCAATCTATTTGATTCTGGCAAAATTGGTTGTATTAACGATGGATACCAGAAAGGATTTCATTTTAATAGGATAGAAGATATGAAACTATTTTATAAGATTTGGAATAGTGCAGTATCGCATTTACTAAAAAGAAAAATGGAAATAGCTCCTAAACCAATAGAAGACAACATGTCTTTAGATACTGTTTCAGACGGAAGAAAAATATGGTCTCCTGAATTTGTTTGCTCAAATCTATTCTTTTTCTTTTATAAGAATTTAGGATATAAGCATATTGCGAATATGATAATCAACCCTGGAGATACCTATCCATACAGTTGTGAAATAAGGAATCAATACGGAATGGAAGATAGATTAATTTGCAGGCATAGACCAAAACCAGAGGACAATTTGTATTACGGAGAAATTCCTCCTAGAGGAGCTTGGCATAATTACACATTCGATTATAGTAATATAAACACTATAAAAGATTTTGTATCAAACAATAAAGAGAAATTGGAAAGCTATTATAAAGAATATAAATTTGAAGTAGAAGTTACTGATACTCATGTATATCCTAAAATAAAATTGATCTAATGAACGATTTTAAAACCGAAGTATTAAATTATCAAATAGTTCACGGTAGAACGGCTATTCAGTATTTTAAAGATAGCGGTATAACTGTTTCTATAGATCCAAGCATTCATGTTTATACAATACTGGATAAAAGTTCTACAGCAATATCTACTTTGGACATGATCAAAATAAATAATAATAAAGTAAATTATGTAATAGTAGATCGATACATTAAGTGGGAAACTAAAATATTTGAAAGTATTAAATACATAAAAGATAATTACGATAGTTTACCAGCGTATGTTTTGTATGTAGATGCTTTTGACGTTATGTTTGCTAAAGACATTACAGATCCCAAAGAAATGTTGGACTTCTACGATTGTAAAATTTTATTTAACGGAGAACACAACTTTGGACATACAGGTTTTCAAGAACCTTACGAGGGTTATTTTAGCAAATTATACGAAGAAGAATTCAATTTATGTCAACACTTAAATGAAAAAAAATATGGAGTAAATGCGCAAAAGAGTTTAAACGCAGGAGTTTTTTTAGGGGAGAAGGAAGCCGTTTTAAAAATGTTGGAAGAGACCTACGAATTTATGACTCAAGATCCTCAAAAAGGTTTCCCTTACGGATGCAAAGACGATCAGTGCCTCCTAAAATACATACACAATAAACATTTTGATACTATATCTGTCGATTTTTTCAATAGATATTTCTTATTTTGCAATAGGTTAACGTTCTCAGAAGACACAGAAGAGATACACCATTTTCAATTTTACAATAGATTCAAACACCTTTATAAACAATAATCATGAAAGATTTTTATTTCATTTTCCATCCAGTTGGCCCTCAATTTATCAACACAATGTTGGTAACTTTTAAATACATTCCAAAAGAGTGTAATGTAATAGTTATGACTCCTACTCCTCAGCTATTAAAAGACGTTGTAGTAGATTTTAACTTAATAGTTTTAGATACAGAAGATTTGATTGACGATTTCACTAGACGCACTGACAATGTGATTAAGGAAACAGATCACGATGCCTATATGGAAATCTTACAAAAGAATCTAAAAGAGAATAAAAGATTCTGCGATATTACTAACAGATGGATTATGCCTTGGTTGGTAAAAAACAATATCACTAGGTTTGCTTTGGTTAATGCTGACTCTTTGATAAATTTCGATGGTGAATTACAGGAGCAGTTCGACCATATGAATAATACTTACGAAGGAAAGAACGTAATGTTCGGACCAATTATGAGTCACTTCTACGATAAACAAGCATACATAACAAAATATGGTCACATATTTGATAAACACGGAATTCCTAAAGAACACATATTTGAATTACCGGAAACTTTAAAAGCTTTCGATGGTTGGATGAGAGGATTTCTTTTTGACAATACTGATTTGGTTCAATTGTATTTTAATATATGGGACGATATTATCAAGCACGGATACGAAATGGATTCTGATGATTTAAAGCAAAATCCTTGGACGGTTACGGACGAAGGATTAACCGCTCTTATTGCGGAAATGATTGCTTTAAAACACGGTGTATTAATAGAAGATATTGTATTTAACTCAAGAAGATTGGTAAAACATATCTATCACCCAGAAAATGATTACTTCGGTTTACATCATGATTTCTTATATTCCAATATGTATAAATTACAAAGAGCTTCCAGTAGACAAGAATTTTATGAAGTGAACAAAGACACACTAGTAAATTTTTACGGAAATCAAAATGGTATTCCAGCAGAAAGAGTTCACGAAGTTATTTACGATTTTAAAAAATAAAAAAGATACATGGCAAATATATCATTTTATGGATCTCACAATGCCGCTTACGTAGTAGAAGAAGACGGGAAGATACTTTTAGTTCTAGAAGTAGAAAGATTTCTAAACTTTAAGAACAGTGGTTTGGCGCAATATTTGTGTCCAAAATATAACGATATAGTATTTTTTGCCAAGTATATACCTCAGTTCATAATGAAAAAATTAAACATCTCAGAATTTGAGAATTGTTATTTTTTGAATTGTGATGTATTGGTAGAACAAAGATATGAACTACAAACTTTCATAAAAGCAAAAAACTATTATCACGGTTTACACCATCAATCTCATGCCGCTGGAGTTTTCTATCAGTCTCCTTATAAAGAAGCACTAGCTTTTTCTTTTGACGGTGGAGGAAACGATGGGTGTTTTAATATATACCATTGTGAAAGAGGACAATCTCCAAAATTATTAGAGTGTGTTTTAAATCCATATGATAATACTCCGCATGTTTATTATGATCTAGGATTTCCTTACATGGTATTCGGTGATTATTTAGGCGACATTAAAAAAGAACCTCTTAATATAGGTAATCTAGTTTACTCTGGCAAAATTATGGGACTTGCTTCTTACGGAAAAGCTATAGAAGAATGGGTACCTCATTTCATGCATTTTTATAAAAGTAGACCTGATGGATCACATACTGGGCCATGGGATTCTACGGGATATTACGATTATGAAAAGAAAATTAAAGAGTTAGGAGAAAACATAGGTGTAACTTTTGATGTGAACGATAGATTAACCGGCCAGACAGCTTATGATGTAGCTGCGACTTCACAGAGAGCTTTCGAAGAGTGCTTCTTAGAAGTTGCAAAACCATATTTTGAAAAGCATCCAGACTTACCTGTGTGTATGGCAGGAGGATGTGGATTAAATATATTACTAAATACAAGACTTGCACAAGAATTCAATAGAAAAGTATTTGTTGGTCCTAATCCAAACGATTGCGGTATTGCACTGGGATTAATGTTAAATGAATTAAAACCAGAACAACCAGTAGATGTGACGTATTCAGGATTAGAGTTGATGGATATGGGATCTTTAACGCACTTCATTCAGAATTCTTACAACACAGTAACGTCTTACTTCGATATGAATAAGATGACTAACGATTTGATAGAAGGTAGAATCATTGGAGTTGCAAGAGGTCGAGCAGAACATGGTCCACGAGCATTGGGTAATAGAAGTATTCTTTGCAACCCTTCTATAGCCAATATGAAAGACATACTAAACGAAAAAGTAAAACATAGAGAATGGTACAGACCATTTGCGCCGGTAGTTAGATTGGAAGATGTATCTAAATACTTTGAATGGGAAGGAGATTCTAGATGGATGAGTTTTTGTCCTTTGGTTAAAGAAGAATGGAGAGAGAAACTAGAAGCCATCACTCACGTAGATGGTACCGCAAGAGTTCAAACTGTTACAAGAGAAGAGAACGAATGGTTATACGATTTGTTAACAGAAATGGACGCTAAGACTGGTATTGGAGTTTTATTAAATACTTCTTTCAATGTTGATGGAAGTCCAATACTTTCTACTGTTAAAGACGCATTTACAATTTTAGAAAAAACCCAATTAGACGGTTTATTAATAGAAGATTATTATATATTGAAACAAAAATAAGTTACATGTTCAAAAATTTAGATTTTTATATCGACAAGTATTACACCGATAAAAAAATAAGTGGTTATTCTCAAGCGTACGAGTATCTATTCAATGAAATTAGAAACGACGTATCATCAGTATTAGAAGTTGGAGTGGGAACTTTAGATGTAAATGTCGAAGGGCATTTTTATCAAATAAAAAATATATTTCCCGATTATCAAATAGGCGGATCGTTAAGAGTATGGAGAGATTACTTTCCTAAAGCTAAAGTGCATGGAATAGATATCACTAACGATTGTTTAATATCAGAAGAAAGAATCAATACTTTTATTTGTGATTCAAGAGACAAGCGATCTTTGGATCAAGCGTTGCAAGCAAATACTTACGATATTATTATAGACGATGGATCTCACAAACCAGATACTCAATTACAGACATTAAAGAACTTATTAAGCAGAGTTAAATTTGGTGGTTATTATATAATAGAAGACTTAGGAGAAGAAGTAAATTTATTTGTGGAAAGAAAAGACGAGGTTACGCCTTTCATAAAAGATCATGAATACTTTTTTGGAGGGAATTATTTAATAATAAAGAAAACTGGATCTGGAAAGGGCGAAATTTTTTCTATTACTGAATTCAATCAAGAAGAACAAGTCACTAAAGAAGGCTACGTAAAAACATACGAGAACACACTATCCAAAGCTTTAAACTACTTAGGACAAAATACTCAAGACATATTTGTATTCCAAGCGGGTGCAATGGACGGCGTAACATTTGATGAGATTAGAGAATATATAGATAACTATAATTGGGGAGGTCTATTCGTAGAACCTATGCCTGATGTATTTGAAAAGTTAAAGAATAATGTATCAAATAGAAATAACCACTCATTTGAAAACTCGGCTATCGCAGATTACGATGGAGAGTTAGAGATGCTACATGTTCCATTAAAAGCTATACACGAAAATAATTTACAGATAGGATACATTGGAATGTCCACTCGTTTTCCTCCAAAAAATGGATTTGGTTCCGATTTTGAAAAAGATATAGATATTAAAAATAATTTTGGAGAAAAGATAAGTGTACCATGTTTTACTTTGAATTCTATTTTAAACAAACATAACGTTCAAAAAATAGATGTATTTGTATCTGATACGGAAGGAATGGAATGGGATATATTCAAACAATTGGATCTTACTAAATACAAACCTAAATGTATAAAAATAGAATTCATTAATTTATCAGAAGAAGATCAAAAACAATTAGAACAAAAATTAGTGACTAACGGATATGTTTATGAACTTGGTAATTCTGATATAGAGGCTATAGATATTAATTTATTTGAATCATTGCCTAACGAAGTTGTACCTAAAAAAGAAAAAAGTAAGCTAACAGTAGTAACTGGTCTTTGGAATATTGGTAGGCCTGGAAGATCTTTCGATCATTATTTAGAATGTTTCGATAAGTTATTGAAAGTAGATGTTAATATGTTTATCTTTATACCAAGAGAATTAGAAGATTTTATTTGGCAAAGAAGAAGTCCCTCTAATACAGCAATTAAATACTTCGAATTAGACGATATTAAAAATATGTTCGGTCCATTTTGGGAAAAAGCACAATCAATTAGAACTTCAGAGAGTTGGTTAGATCAAGCTGGTTGGTTAGCTGAATCTCCTCAAGGTAGTTTAGAGTGGTACAATCCAATAGTAATGTCCAAGATGTCATTATTGCACGACGCTTGCATATATAACTCTTTCGATACTGATAACTTTGTTTGGATAGATGGTGGAATTACCAACACAATAAACTATAACTTATTGATTCATGATAGATTCTTTGATAAAATAGAGAAGTATCTAGATCCTTTCTTATTCGTACAGTATCCTTATCCTTACTACGGTCAAGGCGTTAAAGAGGTACACGGATTTGATTGGGAAGCGTTAAATAGAATGGCAGGTGGAACTGTTGAGTGGATATGTAGAGGTGGATTATTTGGTGGAAATAAAGAAGCAATAAAAGAAGTTAACTCTTACTACTGGCATTTAATGAACGATTCTTTAAACGAAGGTTTTATGGGTACTGAAGAGAGTCTATTCTCTATACTAGCAGAAAAATACCCAGAATTATGTAGAGCCACTAGAATTGGAATCAACGGTCACATACAAGAGTTTGTTGAAAAAGCATTAGACGACACAGCTGAATTAATACCAATTCCTGAAAGCAGAATTAAATTGCAGAAGAAAATTGTGGATGTAGACAAATTAAAAATGTCCATCTATATGTTGACGTTTAATTTCCCTCATCAAGTAGAACACACTATTCAAACTTGGTTAAAGCATCCTAAGTTTATCACTAATACTAGAAATATATTAATCGATAACTCTACTAATGAAGAAGCAAGAATTGCTAACAAAGAAATTTGCGATAAGTATGGGTTCGAACATATTATAACTAACGAAAATACTGGCATTAACGGAGGCAGATTCAGAGCCGCTAAACACTTCCAAGAATCAGATAGTGACTATTATTTATTCTTAGAAGATGATATGGGTATTCATCCACCAGAAGAGATTGGATTTTGCAGAAACGGATTTAGATTGTGTGTAGATAATTTATATGATAAGATTTTAAAGATAATGCACGGAGGATCTGATGTAGACTTTTTAAAATTATCTTTCACCGAGGTTTACATGGACAATAACATTCAAGTGTCTTGGTATAATATTCCTCAAGCGATAAGAACAGAATTCTATCCTGATTATGATAAACTACCTGAGCACGGTTTAGATCCTAATTGTCCAAGAACAGTATTCGATAAGATAGAATTTGTAGATGGTTTAGGTTATATTACGGGTGAAATCTATTATGCTAACTGGCCGACTATATGTGGAAAGACAGGCAATCAAAAGATGTTCTTAGATACTACGTGGGAAAGACCTTACGAACAGACTTGGATGAGTTATATGTTCCAAGAAACTAGAAAAGGCAATTTAAAACCTTCTGTATTATTAGCGAGCCCTATTCATCACAATAGAATAGCACACTACAAACCAGAGGAAAGACGAGAGAACTAATATTTATTAGAGTATGCCATTTATCCAATTTGAACCATTTACTCTTTCATTCGAAGCAGAGTCTACCATCTATCAAAAAGAGGTTAGATGTCAAGTGAATGAAAATGATTTTAACTATACACTTAATCCTTCTGCAATTAAGGCGGGAACAAGCGGATCCTATATCGACGCCGTAACGGGTTCTGAGTTTAGGCCTTATGCAACTACAGTGGGTCTTTATAATGATGCTGACGAATTATTAGTAGTAGGCAAATTGTCTACTCCTTACCCAGTTCCGCCTAATACCGACATGGTGTTCGTTATTCGTTGGGATAGCTAAGATATTTATTAGAAACAAGTTTATGTCAAATTGGTTTACGTACGATGGTAATCACGATCCTGTTAATTTTGTAAAGCCACTTACTCAACTTTCTGATTTTCCAGAAGATGTGGTTGGATTCGTATATAAAGTTACTAATAATAAAACTGGCAAATTCTATGTCGGTAAAAAAATCCTAAGAAACGTTTTAACAAAGAGGCTTACAAAGAAAGAGATTTCAGAGTGGACAAAACCAGGTCGTATTCCAAAGAAAAGAAAGGAGATCAAAGAAAGTAATTGGGCCGACTATTATGGTTCTAGTAAACTAATCACAGAGGACATTAAACTATTCGGTAAAGACGCATTTACTAGAGAGATATTAAGGTTCTGTACCACGAAGAAACAGATGAGCTATTGGGAGACCTATTATCAAATGACACTTAGAGTATTAGAGGTAGAAAGCTATAACGAGAATATAGCAGGCAAATGGTACCGCAGGGACGTCAATCCAATCACACCCGAGCTCGAGGCCGAAGAGTAGTAATAATTACGATAAGATATTAAGACAAAATAAAAGGGAGCCCAAATGAGCTCCCTTTCTTATTTAATGTGTAGGCTATTATCTAGGGTCTCCAGTGTTGTGGCGCGCCATTGTTGCGTCTGTTGCTTTAAGTTTATCAATACGATACTTCTTTTTTAAAGATAAAGCTTTCTGTTTAATAGCTTCTTTAAAACCATACGAAGTACGATAATCAATATCAGGATCTACACGCTCTAACCAAATTAAGAAATCTGTGATTGCATCTTGACCCTTTACAAGCATTTCTTCGTTTAAAAGATCTTTTAATTTAATAGCCATTTCAAAAGTTTTTAATAAATATTAGTACATTAGACCTCGGTGTTCAATTCCATTCATAAACTCCTCTTGATCTGTTAAAGCCAAACTGAACGTGTCTGGGAAAATCCAAGTGTAAGGAATGTTTTTAGTTGGTTTCTTTTCACCATGAGAGATTGCGATGTGCTTCCAAAAGAAACATGTCTTGTCTTCTATGTTCAGATACTTCTGGGAAGTCATGGGATTAGAAGGGTGATTCACTAACAGATCCATTTGATATAACCATTGCTCTGCCTGTTTGTTCTCAGGAATGAATGCTCCAGCTTCGTTAATAGTATACTTAACTTTACCGTTTAGGTTCTGACCACCGAAGATCTGGTGTAATCCATCGAAGTGACCAGTGCCACCGAATAGAATAGACTCAGGATCTACCAAATGTGGATAACTCATTGCGATGTATCTTGCAGTGTTCTTACATGGATACAAAGGACTTCTAAAGTTTTGATGCTGTTTAAAGTAAGACTCTAACTTCTTAGCGAACTCCATCATTGTGTAAGGTCCACGTTTACCATCTTCAACGTCTTGTAAAAGATATGCTAAATCTCTGCCTGCAAATTTAGGACCGTGTAATAACCAACTCTTAACGTCTGTACCTTTTGGGTAGTAGATCTGAAATAGATCGTTTCTAGCGTGGCGATTATTAACGAAGTGTTCTTTAGTTGCTTCTACGCCTTCTTTTGCAAGTTTCATAAAAGTTCCCCAATGTTCGTTACTAAAACTAAACACTAGAGTGTAAAACATTCTTAGTTCGTTATCAGTAACATTATCTCTCATGTAATAACAATAAGGATGTTCGTGCCAATGTAAGCGATGAGAGAAGATCTGATACTCGTCCTTTAATAAAGCGTCTTGTCTTGTGTCGTATTTTTGACAGAACTCAAAGAACTTTTCGATACGTTGCTCTAATGGCCAATCTCGCATCCAAGAGTCCTTTGGTTTCTTGCCTTTGAATTCTACTTCGCAAGTGTTTGGAAATAAAATGTCACTCATTATTTTGTATTTTTCTTTCTGAATGTTGATGTACCGTGTTCTAAAATATTCTTCTCTTCTTCTTTTGATATTTTAAAAAGTTTCTTCACGTATGCTGGGTTTCTAGGAATAATCAAAGAAAGTTTTTTCTCTGGATTGAAAGAGCCCTCTAATACTTTAGTCATACACTGTTTAGGATCTACTTCTAATACATAACCATCGAATTCGTGTGGTACTTTAGAAGGCAAAGATAAGATGTAGAACTTATCGCACTTGAATATGTTGTTTAGATTCTGTGTTGTTTTACCTGCATTAATTGCCCAACAATCGAACTTAACGAACGGAGTAATTGCTTTTACTTGTACAGTAGCTCCGTCAATTTTCATGTCCCAATAACCGAATTCGTCTGTGTTAATTTCTACTTGATGTTTTTTTGAAAAGTGGTTGTACACTATTTTCTCTGCGATATTGCCTGTGGCTTTTATTTTAAAATCGCGTTGTGTTGTTTGTTTCATTTATAATGTTCTTGTACCCTTTCCTTGTATTGCTCTTCTGTTATAAGAAGTGATTTAATTACCTTGTCATCGGAAGGGTGTTCTGTAATACCGTTAAAGCTTGGGACAAGACCAAGATCTAACATTGCTTTCTGACGACCGTATGGATGGTCTTTAATACTGCTGCTGTTCCATACATGATCGAAATCTAAGTGATCGTAATCAGCTCCAGGTTTTACGTAATTCTCAATCCATCTAATTGAGTCACACGCAACGTCCTCGGCGTTATATGGAAAACTACCAGTGTCGTCGTATATCTTCATCATAACCGAATCTAAGAATACTTCTTCTGGCATTTTCGTAGACTTCTTTGCTAAATAGCTAACACATTCCTTTGCATTTGTACCGTAATAGAATGGACTTTCACGGTTAACAAATTCAGGGAACCAATCTGCTATATCAGCAATAAATGCAGCGTACTGAAATCTAAAAGCTCTAAGTCCTCTGTCTGCGTTCCACTTAAACATAAAGTCTCCTACTTCTCTCAAGTTTTTCTTTCCACCAGTTTCTAAGAATGTAGCTATGTCTTCTGATAACTGAGGAACGAATTCGCAAAGAAAATAATCTCCTCCGCGTT